AACATAAAAGGCGGCGGTGAATGGTATGATGCTAGCTATCATGGTTTGCTTGTACATAGAAATTATCAAGAAAAAACAGTTAAAGTAAAAGTGTTAAAAGTTAAATTTCAAAATTTAGGTGAAAATCAAGCTGAAGCACATTTTACTTGGAACCCTTTGTCAGGTGATTATATACCTAACGAAACTGTCGATATTAAAGATGACATGCCATGGAATTAGATTATACGCCTACAAAGCAAGATGCAATACATTTTAACTGGTGTGTTAAAAACAGTATAAGAGTTTATCCAAAACCAGTAGAAAGAGGATTTAAAAATAAATTATACTATATTTGTATAGAGGTAAATCAAAATGAACATTGTGATGATAAAGTTTACAATCCAATGGAAATAACGGGAATAGCTTACAAGTATTATAAATACTATTATGATAAATACAACAAACAAGTTTAAAACAGCAGATGAAGCGTTTGCTTATTTTTATCCGCTTCTTTGTAAGCATGGGTATGATTTCAGTAATACAAGATGTTTATTTAATGTGGGTTTCGAAATTACCAATCCGCTACAAAATAACATACACACGAGCTATCGTAAATGGAATATTAAGTATGCGCAAAGAGAATGGTCTTGGTATTTATCGGGAAATCCTAATGCGGAAGAAATCGCTAAGCATGCACCCATATGGTACAAAATGATGGATTCAGATGGAAATGTTAGATCAAATTATGGTTGGCAGTGGGAACGAGAGCATCAACTTGATAAAGTTGTGGCTATACTTAGAAATAATTATGAGTCCCGCCAAGCTAGCATTTCTATATATGATGGAAAAGAAATATCATCGTATCGTAATGACACTCCTTGTACTTATGCTATACATTTTTACATATATAATAATAAGCTAAATATGTCTGTTATGATGCGTTCTAATGATATCTGGTATGGCTTTTGTAATGATCAATATTGTTTTTCACAATTACAAAAAATTGTATCAGAGAGACTGTCTATTGATGTAGGTACTTATTATCATTTTGTAAATAACATGCATGTTTATGAAGACTTTATAGGTAAAGACTATGACCCACAAACTATAATTTAATAAAATGTATTATATTTATCATATACCAGATATAAAAAAAATAGGATGTACTAATAATCTTGAAAGACGTGTTGAGAAAGAACAAGGCTGGCAAAAAGATGAGTATGAAATATTATTTGCAACATCTGATATAGATAAAGCATCTAGTACTGAAAGAGAATTACAAAGTATATATAGATATAAAAAAGACGTTAATCAATACAAAACATTAATTCAAATGAAGTTAAATACTACACATCAAACAACAACATTTTATTGCAGTAAAAAAGACTTAACAAAAGAACTTATATTAGGTAAAATAATATGCTTACCAGATCAAGAGATACAAATAGACACGGTAGAAAAAGCTAATTGGATATTAAAAAACACAAATGTATCTATGTTTGATAAGCAAAAATGTTTTGTATATAATAAAGCTATGAAAGAAGCTTTTGCACAAAAAGATATTGATATATTTAGTATGTTTGACAGCATAAGAGCATGGGCAGATAACAGAGGCTTGTATGATCAAGGAGATCCTAAAACACAATTAATTAAACTATATGAAGAGACAGGAGAATTGGCACAAGCCTTACTTAAAGATAACAAAGAAGATATTGTTGATGCTATTGGTGATAGCGTTGTTGTTCTCACTAATCTTGCCCATCTTGTCGGCACAGACATTGAAACTTGTATTAGCTCTGCTTATGATGAAATATCTAATAGAACTGGTAGAATGAAAAACGGTACTTTTGTGAAAGACACATTATAATTATTTTTAACACTTAAAACAACAAACATGAGAAAATTAATTTTATTACTATTACCTGTATTTACGTATGCACAAAGTTATAATAATGCTTTGTACTTGCATAATACCATGAGAGATTACTACGACTTACAACCACTTGTAGTTTCTGAAGAGCTAAATATTATAGCACAAGAAAAAGCGTTTAACTTCGCAGATAAAGATAAAATAGAGCACGATAATACTGATTATGGTGAGTCTGTTTTTTATACTGATGAAATATTAATATCAGAAGATTATTATTCAAAAGCTACAATAGCTTGGACTATAGATTCAGATATAGAATCACTACAACAAATTTTATGTGATTGTAAAAGTATTGGTTTTGCTTTATCATATAAAAACGATAAAGTTTATGTAGTTGCTATTTACGATAAAATTTATTAAAATGAAATTAAAAACAAAAGATAAAGTTGTACACGATATTGTACAAGAACTAGACAACAGATCAGCTGTAGGCTATGCTAAATATGGTCAAACACTTCACGACGAACAAACATCAGGCGTAAAAGATTTAAAAAAATACTTACAAGACGTTAAAGAAGAGTTAATGGATGCAATACTATATATCCAAGCTTCTCAAAATTGTCTACGTGATGAAATTGAAGAGTGTTATATAAATGATAAAAAAGAATCGTAGAAAAAAAGGTCCTGTACAAGCTAAAAAAATATCTTATGATGGAATTAAATTTGCATCTGGTTTAGAAAGATACATGTACATGGCATTAAAAAAAGCTAAAATACGCGCTAAATATGAAGGCGAAACATTTGTATTAATTAATGGCTTTTATTTTAACAATGAAGTATATGAAAGACAAGCTAATAGTAAAGGAGAATTTACTAATAGAGGAGGTAAAAGAATATTACCAATAAAGTATACACCAGATTTTATAGGTGATGACTTTATAATAGAAACAAAAGGCAGGCCAAATGAATCTTTTCCAATAAGATGGAAGCTTTTTAAAAAACTAGTAACAGAACAATTTCCAGGATATAGGTTATTTAAACCACAAAATCAAAAAGAGTGTGATCGTGTAATACAAATTATAAAAGATGGCAAAGCTAATATTAGGAAATTACAAAGTAAAAACAAAAGTAAAAAGACCGGGTATACATGCAAAAACTAAAACTTCTGCATTAAAATCTAGTAAAAATTATCGCAAATTGTATAAAGGCCAAGGCAAATGATTGGTTGGGAGTTAAGTCTAGGATTGTACCCAGGAGTACTAATAGGCATGAGAAGTTATGTAGAAGATAATTTAACAGACCACGTGTTTTATTTACCTTTTGTAGAATTATGTCTAACTATATATAAACAATAATATGGGATTATTTAATGAAAGAATACCTTACAAACCATTTGAGTATCCAGAGTACTATACTGAGGGATGGCTTAAACAAGCTCAAGCGTTCTGGTTGCACACCGAAATACCTATGTCAGGTGACGTTAAGGATTGGAACGAAAAATTAACAACTAAAGAAAAAAACCTAGTAGGTAACATACTTCTTGGGTTTGCACAAACAGAGTGTGCTGTTTCTGACTATTGGACACAAAATGTAGTTAGTTGGTTTCCAAAGCATGAAATACAACAAATGGCTATGATGTTTGGAAGCCAAGAAACAATACACGCAGTAGCATATAGTTATTTAAACGAAACATTAGGACTTGAAAACTTTGAAGCATTTTTACATGAGCCGACGACGGCAGATAGATTTGATAATCTCGTTAGTTACAATGGTAGTGATCCCGTGGGTATTGGTAGATCACTGGCTATATTTAGTGCCTTCGCAGAAGGAGTTAGTTTGTATTCTGCTTTTGCTGTTCTTTATAGCTTCCAATTACGTAATTTGCTCAAAGGTATTGGGCAACAAATGAAATGGTCTGTGAGAGATGAATCTCTGCATAGTAAAATGGGTTGTAGGTTGTTTAGACATATGTGTGAAGAAGATCCTAAATTATTAGATAAATGTAAAGATAATGTGTATGAAGCAGCTGCAACCATGCTTGATGCAGAAGAAAAATATATCGACAAAATGTTTGAACTCGGGGATATCGAAAACCTTAAATCTTACGATCTCAAACAATTTATTAGAAAACGCCTTAATGAAAAAATCAAAGAACTTGGTTACGTCAACGACGGGGAGTACTTTGAATATGATAACAAAGCAGCAAGTAATCTCGACTGGTTTTATCATCTCACTGGTGGTCACACTCACACTGATTTTTTTGCTATACGCCCAACTGATTATTCAAAAGCAAATGAAGGAGAAGATTTTGAAGATATTTGGTAAATTTAATTTAATAAAAAATGAAAGAAAGCAAGTTAATAGAGATGTGGAACAGAGTAGAAGTTCTAGGTCAGAACATACAACAAATAATAGCAGAGATGAACAATCTCAGAGATTTATCTATTGGGACGATGAGTCTGATGAAGAAATTCGACGGGTACGAAAAAGCTCTGGAAGATTTACAGAAAGATATTTCGAAAGAGATGAAGACTAAAAAAGAAGCAAATGTGGAATAACGACTGGAAAAAAGGAGAAGATTATCCAGTTTGGGGTGACACTGATGTGTACAAAAAAACTATAGTAGGTGGTTATCTAATGTTTGATGAAACACCTAAAGATGCTTATATGCGTGTAGCTAAAACAATTGCTAGACGTTTATATAAACCAGAACTAGCAGATAAGTTTTTTCAATACATATGGGATGGTTGGTTGTGTTTAGCTTCGCCAGTACTATCTAATACAGGAACTGATCGTGGATTACCAATAAGTTGTTTTGGTATAGACGTTGGAGACAGTATACACGATATAGGAAATAAAAATTTAGAAATGATGTTATTAGCCAAGCATGGCGGCGGTGTTGGCATTGGCATTAATATGATAAGACCCGCCGGATCTAGAATTACAGGTAATGGAACATCAGACGGAGTTGTCCCTTTTTGCAAAATCTATGACTCAACTATACTCGCAACAAATCAAGGTTCAGTTAGAAGAGGAGCTGCAAGTGTTAACATCAATATCGAGCACAATGATTTTGATGAATGGTTGGAAATTAGAGAACCTAAAGGGGACGTCAATAGACAATCTCTTAACTTACATCAGTGTGTTGTCATTGGTGATAAGTTTATGCGAAAACTTGAAGCGGGAGATAAAGAAGCTAGGAAAAAATGGAGCAAAGTACTCCAAAAACGTAAAGCAACTGGTGAGCCATATATCCTCTTTAAAGGAAATACAAACAAGAACAATCCAGCTGCTTACAAATCGAACAGCTTAAAAGTACATATGACTAACATTTGTAGTGAAATAGTTTTACATACAGATGAATCACATAGTTTTGTTTGTTGTTTATCTTCTGTTAACTTAGCAAAGTATGACGAATGGAAAAACACAAACTTAATATATGATGCTACATGGTTTTTAGATGGTGTATTAGAAGAATTTATACAAAAAGCTAAAAACATGAGAGGTTTTGATAATGCGGTTAGATCCGCTGAAAAAGGAAGAGCATTAGGTTTAGGTGTTCTTGGCTGGCACACACTACTACAACAAAAAGGCATAGCATTTGAAAGTTTATTAGCACAATTTAAAACACGTGAAATATTTAGCAAAATTAAAATCGAAACTGAAAGAGCTTCAAGGAACCTTGCGGAAGTTTATGGAGAACCTTTATGGTGCGTTGGGACAGGAATGCGTAACACTCATCTTAGAGCTGTTGCTCCTACTGTATCTAATAGCAAGCTCAGTGGTAATGTGTCTGCAGGTATAGAACCTTGGGCAGCTAATGTTTTCACTGAACAGTCGGCAAAAGGCACTTTTATACGTAAAAACAAAGAACTTAAAAAAGTTTTTCGTAGATTAGCTATAGATAACAAAGAGACTTGGGATAAAATACTGAATGACGGAGGATCAGTACAAGATATTAAGGAGCTAGATGGTTGGTATTACGATCATAGTGGCAAATTAAATCAAGAAGAAGGAGAACCAGTAAAAAACGTATATAAAACGTTTAAAGAGATAAATCAACTTGAGTTGATTAATCAAGCAGGTATAAGACAAGATTATATAGATCAGTCAGTAAGTCTTAATTTAGCTTTTCCTGCACAAGCTGACCCTAAGTGGATAAATAGAGTTCACTTAGAAGCTTGGAAAAGAGGTATAAAAACCTTGTATTATATGAGAACAGAAAGTGTTCTCAGAGGCGACATAGCAGCCGAGGCTATGAATCCTGATTGTTTATCCTGCGATGGATAAAGAAGTTGTTTGTTGTTAGAAGAAAGGGTAGCTTAATAGTTACCCTTTTTTTATTTACCTTCTAGTTTTCTTTTAGCAAGATCTCTATCATCATAATCAAGTGCAGCTTTTAAGATAATTTTATCCATAACGTTATCTTGATTTTCAAGCATTTGTTTCTGCAAGTCAATAACCATTTGCTCTAAGTTATCTTTAGAAGCAACAAGCATTTCTATCTGATTATTCTTTTTTTCTATATCTGATTTTAAAGCATTAATATCATCAGGTTTAGAACCACTAATAGTAGATATTAAAATTGGTATTGATGCCGCTATAGAACCAATTAACATTAATACAATCTCTTTATTAGATTCTAACACAGGATATTGTATAAATGTTATTATTATTCCTATAATAAATACAAATATAAAAATTGACCCGGCATAATGTCTTATGTCCTTCGCAACGCCATTTTTAGGAAGATTCATTGTTTTTATTTTTTAGTCGTTTGTATATCCCTATAGCAGTATACACTATTGTTAGCGTAAGAACTATAGCCTGTAATACAGGATTTACCGTGCTCATACTGGTCATAAGTGCAAAAAAACTTATACCATATATTTTAAGATCTTCCATATCTGGATTTCATAGTAATTGGGACACAGTTAGGAACTTTACGTCCTCCTTTACTTTTTAATCCAACCATTTCGTACCCTTTCCAGCAAGGATTTTTGCCTTTCATTTTTTTAGCCATTTTATTATCTTTTTTGTGTTCTACTTGATTTTCTTCGTTGTCCTGTTTTTTTCTTTTTAGTTTTTTCTACTAAGCCTAAATTCCATTTATTCCAACCTGCTAATAATGCAATGCTATTCCATGTTTCTGTTTCTTCGTTCATTGCAATACTTATATTCTCAGCTTTTTGTACTACACGATCCATAGGTATATTTGCTAACGCAGATGCTACACGTCCTGTAGCCATAAATGCAGGATTTTCTATACTTAAACCTTTTGTCCTAACTTTTTCTCTTTCTTGTTTATAAGCATATGTTCTACCTGCAGATACAAGTTTACTAAATTTTGCAGATAAAGGAGGTGATATTTGCAAAGCTTTTTCAGCTACTTTATATTCATCATACTTACCTGTTTTCTCCATTTCGTAAACTTCAAGACCCATGTTTTTTAATGTTGCTAATACAGCACCAGGTAAACCTATACCTCTTAACCATGAATCCAAAGCACTGTTGACAGCTCTAGTAACTTTCTTTTCTTCTTGTTCATCCATATCATCATCACCTAACTCAAATATATCTAATGCTTGTTGTAGTGCATTGAAAAATATAGCCTGTACAAAACCATAGTAAGCTAACTTAGATATATTTTCTACATCATTACCTCTACGATTTTTTAAATCTAATGTTGCTTTTTTCATAAGCCTTGCATATTGCATTGGTGTATTAGCAAAGGCAAAAACAATACGACCTAATAATCCAGCTTGTATTTGTGATATTTTATCTGGCCTAGACGATTGCTGTGATGTTTCAGATATTTCTTGAAAATCAAGTAATGCTTGTTCTTTAGCATCACTTTCAATCATACCTTCTTTAAGATATTTTTTTAATCTATTACGATAAAATGTTGCACCTCCTGATGCGATAGCAAAACTATCAGCAAATTGTGTTAATACAAAACCTTTACGCAAAGCAGTTTTTATCATTTTTGTCATAGCATTTTTACCTGATGCTTCACGTGCTATTTCATCAGCTGCAATATCAAACTTCAAACCACCTCGTCTACCTACTAAATATTCTCCATTCATTAAAAACATAAAATCTTTCCAATATTGTGGTTGATTAGCAAACGCTGTAGATGCTTTAAATAAATTATTATCCGACCAATTTACAAAGTTTGCTGTAGAAACTAACTGTAATATAGCAGATCTAGTGTTTAAAAACATAATTGTACCTACTGAACCATTTATAAAGTCTAAAGTTCTATTTGTTGCAGAATCATTATATGCAGTTCTATTTCTACCACTCCACATACGTGTTAAACTATTTTCTATAGCTTTTTTAAATCCTAAACCATATATAGCTTCTATTTTATTCAAATTCTTTTTATTAAATATTTGATCTGCATTATCTTTCCATAGTTGTAAATATTCTTTACGTTTTGTTCCGTTAGCATAATCTAGTAAATCTGTACCTAAAGTACCACCTATCCACTGAGGATTAAATGGTACAAAACCTTCTGGTCTATTTGTTAATTTTGAAACCTGGACTGCATAATTATGTAACTTTTTATCTTTCATGACTTCAGTTACAATATCATCTAACTCTTTCGCTGTAATATCTGTACCATCACCTATTATTTCTTCACCATTAGCATGCCATAAAAACAAACGTACAGCAGTATTGCGTGTTACATTTGTACCTGGCATTTCGTTTTCTAAATATTTGTTTTTAATTTTTAATGCTTTCATTAAGTTTTTATGATCACGTAATAAACCATTTTTATATTTATTAAAATCATAATTTCCTTTAGCAAAAGGTTTAAATAGTTTTTCCTCAAAAAACTTACGTTGTTGTTCTCCAAGTTTACCTTTACCTAAAAAAGAATATATAAGGCCTTCAAAGTCTTCAGCGTTAGATGGTATAAAAAATTTAAAACGTTTTTTGCTTCTGTTTGCATTATATGCCGCATTGTCAGAATAAACCTTATTCATATCAACACCTTTAGTTTGTTCAAGTATTTTGTTGAACTCCATATCTGTGTCAGTACGTTGTTCTTCTTGTATGCTTACAACATCAGCCATAGTCTTAAAATCTAAATGCTGCATGTAATCAAGAAGTTCACCTTTAGTCATTTTACTATAATTAGGAGGTAACAAACCACCATCGCGTAATGTTTTTATAATATGTTTTTTGTTTACTGAATAAAGCTCATTAGGCTCTTGCATACCTATTTGCTCACTGTAAAACTCATCAAAATCATTATCATGTTTAATATTATCTTCTCCTTGTATGCCTAGCTTAGCGGCTTCTTGTGCTTTGTCATACAACTCTCTAAGTTTAGCTTTATCTATGTTATCAGTATCGTTAACATATTTAAATAACTCATATTGTGTATTAACTAAATTAAATGCATATATGTAATCTAAACCAAGCTCTTGAATTATAAAGTTATTTATATCTATAATAGATTTTTTACCTTTCATTAATTCTAATTTAGCAGCAGCACGGCTAAACATACGTAAACGTTGTTTTTGTTTACTATCTAACGCTGTTATATCTAAGTTACGTACTTTATCCATTATAAAATTAACAGCATTGTCAGTTATGTCTTTAGCATTAAATCCAGACTTTAACATACCCGTCTGCATTATGGCCATTTTTTGTTTAAACTCAAATACTTGTGAGACCTCAGGATCTGTTTCTAGTATATCAGCCGCTGCTTCAAATCCTAATGCGTCTGATATTTGTTCTGCTAATTGTGTTCTATGTTGTGTTCTTAATTGTGGTGATACCTCTGTACGTTTACGAACGTCAGTAGAAGTAGTACTTTTAGGAAATGCATAGTATTCTATTAATTGTTCACGTACTTCGTTAAAAGGTTTTAACACTCCTTTATCATATAATATATCACGTAAGTTACCCGTAGTTGATGCTTTTACTTTTTCTACAGTAAATGTTTCATATATACCACGTATATTCTTGTTTACATAATCAACCCATTTTTCTTTTTTAGGCCAAGATTTTTTTATGCGATTAGCAAAGTCTTGTCTAAAATCTTTTTGTAAACGTGATTTAAAATCTGCTTTGTAATATACCGGTAAATCTTTTAAAAGTCTATTTTTTACTTTAGACATAACGTCTTTTATAACGTCTCCTGATATACCTAAACTTATAATACGTCTTTGTGCTCTGACAGGAATATCTGGTAATGCTTCTTCTGTAGCAATATCTATTTGTTCTGTAATATCTAACGCGCCTACAGTTGCTTGTTCAGCAATACGTTGTTGTAATATGCCTTTACCTCTATTTTCTAAATTTTGCATTATATATTGTGATAATGCTTTACCTGTTTCAGGCTTGTATGATTGTACTAAACCAAATAAAGAATTTGACTTACGAGATCCTAAACCATATGTAAGTTGAAATTTAAAATCATCTTTTGTAAAACCAGACTCTTTAAAACCAGGATATTCTTTAAATAACTTATTTACAACTTGATTAATAAAAGGTGCATTAATATCTGCTATTTCTTGTATGGCTTCAAAACCTCTACCTTTATCTACAAAAGCTTTTTGTGTGCGTTCAGATAATTCAACTGATTTACGACTAACACCTTCTACAGGTTTAACTTCTATACCCTGTTCTAAGTTTTGTATTTTTATTACATTGTCTTGTATTTGTTGTCTTTGTTCAGCAGTTAAGTTTTGTGCACCACCAGCATCTTTTAATATTTTTTTATTTGCTTCAACAATCTGTTCTCTTGTTTGAGAAGCAAGTTCACCTACTTGTGTATTTGTAGTATCATCTTTTACAATCATACGACCCTGTGCACCTTCTCTTGCTATACGCTTTACACTTTTATCCACATAACCTTTACGTATAGAGTTATTATAGTCAACAAGAAAATTAAATACATCATTTGGCTTATTAAAATTACGATTAAAACCAAAGTTGTAAAATATTCTACGCATTTGATTACCTAAATCTGTAAGTATACTATTGCTAGGTGTTATATCACCATTTGCTAATGCATCAGAAAATAAAGTTAATACCTCTTCATTTAACATAGCTTTACTATAACCAGGTCTTGATCTATATGATAGTATTCTTTGATATAATTCACTGTCTTGAAAACTTTCATCTGTAGTAAGCCTATCAAGTTGGTTCCATATGTCTTCTGCTAAGTTTTGTGCAGTGTCACCACCTTTTTTCATAGTATTAGTTAATATACCATGTAATAGTTCGTGACTTGCTACATTTACGTTTCTTGATTCAATAGCAGCTTGTCTATTTATAACTATTTCACCATCACCTCTAAAAAAAGTTCCTTCTATACCTGTTCGTACTCTTTCAACACCTTGTTTTTGATTCATGTAATTATCAAACTCCTGTTGTGTTCTAAACTCTTTTACTACTAAGTCTAAATCTTTTGCTTCTCTTTGTACAGTAGATAATGTATTTTCATATTTAAACTCAACAGCTCTATCAATTATATTACTATTAATTTTATTTAACTCTGTAATTTTCTTTTTTGCGTTTTCTCTAACAATCTCTTTTTTGCTTTTATCTTTAACAATATCGTCGTATTTATATATCTGATCTCTATTTTTTACATATTCGTTTAAATCACTACCTTCTAAAGAATTTATTTCATATTTGTTGCGATTTTTTATATCAATAATATTATTTTCTTCTTCTGCCATAACATCCAAATAAATTTTCTTTTCATTTGGATCGTTTGTGTTTTGTAATTCAAACGCGGCTCTAGACATACGATCTGTGCGATCTCTTAGCTCAAACTGTGTCTGGCTAGGCATTAATATGTTTTCAGCTAAATTTTGATCAATAGGACGCGTATATGCGTCTTGCATAACATTAATACCACCACCAGTAAAAGTACCAACAGTAAATGCTTCAACAAGTATATTACGCATTTGTGGCCATGTAATATCTTTATCAAGCGTTTGCTTATCAATAAGCATATTTACAGCCTCTGTAATAGATTCAGAAAAACCTTCACCAACTGGTTTTATACCGTACTTTTTAAATACTTGTTTTAAACCTGACTCTAAATATTCTTTTGCAGCGCTTGCAGCGCCTGTTTGTTTTAATATTTTTGTAGCAAATAAAAGTTTTCTTGTAAGTAACTCACCTGCAGCTTCGTTAGCACCTGTAAGTAAACTATTCAAAGCTATATTACCTAACGATTCGTTTGGGTTTGCCCTTAACTCTTCATCAAACTTACCAGACATAATACTAGCACCAAAAGCAGCAATAGCACCTGGACCTAACATAGCAGCCGCTATAGATGGCGCAGACTCTAATGCAGAACCTACTGTCATCTCTAACGCATCAGTATAATTACCATTTTCTATTGCAGTATAAATGTCTTGATCCTCATATTTTTTTATCATAGGATCAAGTGCTGTTGCAGCATCTTTTAACCTTTTAGAAGAAAGAGGCGTAGCAATAGAAACACTATTAGCTATAGCGTCTTTCATTGCTATTTTTTCTTCAGAAGTCATATCTGGATTAGCAGCAGCAATACCTGCATATATAATGTTTTCAGGTATTGATTGCCAGTTTGCAGCGGTTGTAGTTATTCCGCGTAGTGTACGACCAGCAAGTGTAGATACAATATTTTTAGAGCGCTCTTGTTCTTCTTCTGTGATAGCTATTGTATCTGCTGTAGTACCTGTTTTTACAGTATCAGGTATTTCTAACTTTGGTGATGGCGAAATTGTAGGAGTTAATTCTAAACCTAAAGATTCGGGTGCTTGGTTTCCTTCCACAGGCGCACCCAACGCTGTGGTCATTGGCTTTCCCAGATCTTCACCCTTTATTTTTAAGCCATATTTTTTGATATAATCAGCAAAGTTTAAGCCTAAGTTTTCCGCAGCTTTTATTACTTGATCTTCGGTATACTCAGCACCGTTGTAAATATAAATTTTATTCATATAAATTAATCTTGTTTAAGTCCTGGTAGTGCTTGCATTTTTTCTCTATAATATGCATCAGCTTCTCTTGGTGATGCACCTGCAGCTATCATAAGTCTTTTTATAACACCCTCTGTATTTGTAGCTACAGGTATATATGCTTTATTATTTGTAACTTCATTTGTTACTTCTACAGCAATTACTTCATCATTATCACCTGTAACATTTACAAAACCGCTAAAGCCCATGCCAGATGCCATGTCTTTAAAAAATGTAGATTCTGCTTGTAACCAATTAATTTGATCTTTAATTATATCTGGTTGACCTTCTTGCATCTGTAACTTAAATTGTTCTAATGCATCACCAACATAGGTATAATTTTCTGTACGTTGTTGTTCTTTTATTTCAGTTGCAGTAGGTGGTTTAACATCTGTAGATGCTTGCATTTGGTTTTCATAAGCTTTTCTAAGATCAGTTAACTTAGTTTTTACACCTTGTCTTAATTGATCTTTAATAAACATGTTTATATCATCAATTGTTCCAGCTACACCATCACCGTCTAAGTCTTTCATAACTTCTCCAGCGTATGATTCTTGTTCTTTACCTAAAAAGTCAACAGCGATAGATAATGCCTCATCTTTTGTAAATTCAAGAGAATCTAATTTTTTTTCTATTTCATCTAAATTAGTAGCATCATCTTCCCATCGTAATTCTCTTTTTGATACATCAATCATTTTTTCAAAGTCATCTATAGTATCTACATATTTTTTTGTTTGTCTTTCTACAGGTATAAATGACTTATCCCATGCATCAAAATCAATCATAGTTGTTTCTTCAATAGCACTATCTTCTTGAGGTTCAAAAACAGCAAAATACTTACCGTCTTTCTCTATAACATCAAACTCTTTATTAGCTTTTCGTCTATCTATTTCTAAAGTAACAGCATCATTTACTTTACTCATTCTACTACCACCTTCTTGTTGTGGATTATGTCTATCTATATAATCTTCTTGATATGAAGCTAAATTTGTATTTACGTTTTTCCAATAATTTATATCATTAGCTATATTTTTAGTTGTAACTACTCTATCATAACCCGTTAGTGTTTCTACAGCTTGTCTATAAAGCTGTTGCTTATTGAACATATCTTTAGTTGCAAAATCACGTATAGAAGAATCTAAAACTTTAGGATCTACAATAGGCATATCTTTAAAAAAAGCAGTTTGCTCTTTTTGTATTTTTTCTTTTTGCAAATCGTATTTTTCTTTTTCTTTTATTCTTTGCTCATCACGTTTTTTAGTGAGTTCTATTAAAGGTTTAAAACCTTCTTCAACAGGCGTTGCAAAGTCATACACCTCTTGTTTGTATGCTTCTGCTAAATTTTTTGCTAATCTTGGGTTATAATATCTACTAGGCATAATTATTTAATTTAAAAAGGCATTGGTAAACCACCTGTTGCAGCACTAGCTACACCACTAGCAACTTTTCCAATACCACCTACAATAGCTTGTGTTGCTTCTTGTCTAGCCGCATCTGCCGCTGCTTTACGTTGTCCCGCCATATCTAATAATGTTTCTGTTCTTCCAAGCTCAAATTCTGTTTTACGCAACTGTCCTTGAGATTGTGCTTGTTGTAATTGTTGTGCTCCTTGTGCTGCAGCCATTTGGTTTCTTGATTCTTGTTGACCAATACTAGCAGCTGACTGTTGTAAATTAGTGGCTTGTTGTTGTGCTAAAGTTTGTGCGAGCGATGCTATACCACTACCACCTGCAGCAGCACCTAAACCTGATAATGCACCAGCTAATCCTTGTTGCTGTTGTTGTGATTGAAATTGAGCTTGTTGTTGATTAACAGTAAGATCTTCAAAAGTGTTAGTCATATTGACAGTAGGATCTTTAAATTCAAACGTTTCGTAAGCTTCTTTTCTTTGTTTTAATTCAGCTTCAGCTTCACGTTGCTCTCTTCGTCTTGCTCTACCACCAATAATACCGCCGGCAATACCAGCTAAACCACTAGCGATACCAGCTATTCCTGATGCACCACCTTCAGTTAAACCTCCACCTGCTGCTGGCGCTGCTGCTGCTGCTGAACCTTGATTAAAAGAAGGTAATACTGGTGATTGTATTGCACCAAAATTTACGTTCTGAAATTTATCAAATACATTTGCCATATTAACATATTTTTAATTACTACTTATTTGTGTTTCACTATTGACAGCATATAATTCACAAAAATCAGTGCTGTCATTTTCCATTTTTATAGTTGCTTGATAACCAATTAGTCCATTACTGTTTATTGCATTATTTTTTGCAAACATAAAGTAATCGCCTATAACAGGTCGTTGAGCAGTGCTAGCTACATCTACAACAAAACTAAATCTGTCTGTAGAAACAGAAACACATGATCCTAACTCAATTAAATTACCATTCTTTAAATATAATACAATATCTCCTTTTTGCAAAGACGTGTTTATTTCATTATCAAAGTTTATAGTTAAATTTGCCATAATTAAGGTATTAATGCGTACTCCCAATAATTTGTAACTTCTGTGGCTATACCGTCTCCATCATTAAGTTCTGTTCTAATTAATCTTATATTAGTTAAATATTCATCATAAAATCTCCATGTTTTACTATTAGAATAATAACCCATACCTCCTGTTAAATTTTGCATAGGTATATTTTGATTTGGAGAAATACTAAATGGCCAATTTTTATTACCATCATAATACGTAAGCTTGTCATTACCTATATTAGAAGATACAAACTCAGGTAAAACTATTTTATTAGTATCAGCGCCTGTTGATATTTTTATTTTAGGTAAAGCAAGTTCTTTATTATTTAAACTACCACCATTTGTTTTTTGCCATCTATTTTGTATCGGATTATAAGTGATTTCATAACTACTAAGTCCTTCGCCTCCTACTGTAGGTATTGGTCTGTATAAAGCAGGTACATATAATTCAAAATCAGGCACAACATTTAAATGATCTTCACGATATAAAAAAGCTGCTCCTGATGTTACACCATATTGTGCATATTTATCTGCATCTGTATCGCTATAGCCATAACCTTTATATCTTTTATATAATGTATAATAACTAGGTTTATTTATTTGTGGTGCTTTTATTTCTATAGCATAACCTCTAGCTCCTCTATAAACGCCAAAGTTAATTGAACCTTTACCATTTTTATCAAAATATATAATTTGTTCTAATTTTCCCGCATTTTGTGATGTAGGATTTTTTATAACAGTAGGTGTTTTTTGATTTTTATAAATATTATCTTTGTGTGATATATTACCTCCAGCTACAAAAACATTGTCAATATTTTTTTCATTTAAAAGTTGATTTTTGACATAATTATAATTAGTCAAACTATGTGTTGTAAATGGTTTTGTAATATCTCTATAATCAATACCACCGCTAACAAAACGTGGTGTTTGTGAATTATCAAGATCTTTTACTTTCCAATCCATTTTTACAGTAACATATTGTTCTTTATAAATATCACTTTTTAAATTTATACTATTTACAACAACATCATGGTAAATTTCAAAAAAGTTATATCCAGTAGTACTACCCGTCATTTCATGCATTAATTCAATAGGATCATCAACTACATTATTTGAGTTTTTAATTACTAATGCACAAGTTTCTCTTTTTACTACTTTTCCATTTCTAATATCATATAGATTATTATCATCTTTAAATATATATCCGTCTGAATTAGCTATGATAGAACCAGGATAAACATCACCTTGTTTAAACTGTGCATATATTTTTGCGCCCTCAACAACAGGTAAATCTGTTGTATAATATTTAGGATAGTCCGCATTTGTTTTGTTATCAGTTGAATAATTTTTATTATTCTCTTTACTGCCGCCTGGTTGATGATCACAATCAACAAAAGGTTTAAGTCGTACAATATGATATTTATCTTTTATTTGTGTGCCTACATACTTTTTATTAGTATCTAATATAAAATCAACATTAGCTTCTAAATATGCCGCTGTAGCATCACTTTGTAAATTAACTATAATATTAGCAACAAGCTTGTGATTCGTAGCACTATATTCATATGCGCTTGTAACCGCCTTTGTTGAAGATATGTTATTTAATAAATTATATGTTGCGTTTGTAGCTTGCGATATTTTTGCAGCTCCTTGTGTTTCAGTATAACTAAATTTGCTATTGTCTGAAAAATAACTAGGATCAACAATACCAGTACTTAATACACTTGATAAAGGTAACTCTGCTTGAAATAGATAATTTGTACTATGCGGCAAATTTTTAACACCAATAAAATCATACTGCACAACATTTGGTATTGTAAATATAGGATTACTTAAAGAATCCAAATGTGCTTTGAAATTTACTTTTAAGTTAACAGTTGGTGCGTTAGTTGCTGGTTTAGTTTCTGTTAATGTTGTACTATTTTTTGGTCTTACCGTAAAGGTTTGACTGGTAGCAGGTTGTATAAAATCTGTAGATTTAAAACCTATTTCTAAATTATTATTTACTTTTCTCAATAAAAGCTCTTGATTTGCAGTGAAAGTATCTAAAACACTACCATTGCTAGAGTTTAAAAATTCAAAATCGTCTGCATCTATTGCATCTTTAAATAAATAGCCTGATGAAGGTGTAAGTGTCCAAAAATACTCTGAAGCACCTGGCGTAGAATTTAAACCTGCACCACCTGCTACAGTGTATGTTGTCGTAGCGCTTGTATAATTACCAGATCCAGAACCATCTTTACTGTTATTATCGTAATCAAACGTTGTTGTTACATTAATACCTACTAAATTACTTATATCTAATGTATACGTTTCATCTTCTATAAAACTATTTATAAATAAAGTACCTGTTATAGTTAAAACATTTGTATTAGAACCCGTACCAAAAACTAAACTATTAATATCAATACTTGCACCGTTTTGATTTAAATCATAGTCAATGTCAGAATTATTTGGCTGTCTACCTATGGTATAGCTACCAGATGCTAACGTTAATTGTATTGTAAAACTTCTTGTAGCCGCCTCGCCTATATAATCTGCTATTTGAAAGCTCTCAGTTAAACTGCTTGTGGCAAAAACAATAAATGTAGATGTTTTACGAGTTTTAGCAGCTCTAGTGATTGTTAAAGTTTCAGAACCAAAATTAGTATCAAACTCACTACCAGTTATTGATTTAAAAACAATATTATAAGTTTCTGCTGTATTACCTAAAGGAAAGTCTAATGTTAATTCTTTTTGTTTAGTATCATCCATTTTTATGTCTATATCAAACAATGTGTTAGAACTATCACTAAACTTAACATTAACTTCTGCATCTTTTTCGCCTTTAATCACTAATGTTCTTTGTGTTGCTAGATTATTTAAAGCTGTAACATCTAATGATTTATTGTATATTTTTTTGTCTAAAACAATTATTACCGAAGGTGTTATATCAACTACATAATCTAAAGTTGTGTTAACAGATGGTATATATGTTTTTTCTATTATTTTATACACGCTAGAAGATATTTTATTTAATTCTAGTGTTATTAAATTGTTGTTTACAGTAAAATTACTGTCTTCTAAAAAATACCCTTGTTTTACGGTTATAGTTCTTTCATTGATTATTTTTTCAACACCAACATTTCCACTAACATTATAAGTACCACTTATATCTCCTGTAAAATTATAGTTATCACCTGTTATGCTATACGCACCTTTTTGTATAATAGGTATTTTTTCAGCTTTACCACTTATGTTGTAAGAAAAACTTTTATTAATACTAGGTTGTAATATATCTAACGTTAATGTGGCTATTATTCTATTATTAGCAGCTTGTTCAAACACTATATTATTACCTATAAAATCACCCGCATTTATTTTGTAATCTTTAACAGCAAATATGTTCCATATTATTTTTGTAATTTTTTCTCCCGGCTGTTGTGTTTTTACAACATTTTGTGCTGTATACAAATCACTATTAGTATTTAATATAAATGTAGAACTAGTGTCAGATACGGTCCCTAATTGTGTACTATAGTCTGTTTCATTTGTTTTTCTTACAGATCTACCTATACCTTGTGTCGAAAAATTCTTTTGATCAAGCGTATCTAATGTTTTTGCATCTTGAGTTATATTAGCAAAATACTTGTTTTCTTTTACTATAAACTCTGGTTGTTTACCAGTTACTTGATCAGTTGTTATTTTACTTGCTTTCCAACCACTTGTACCTTCGTAGCCTAATGTTTTAAACTTTTTTATTACAGAAGGTGTATCGTTAATTATAAAATCTAACGTACTATTATATTGCTCTTCATAAAAATTATTTCTTAATGAATTCAAACTATCATGTAACCACAGATCACCACTGTTATAGGAATAAAAAGAATTATTTAGTGATATTCCAAACTCTGGTATAAATGATTTTCTAGTAACCCAACCATTTACTGTTTCACTAAAACATACAGTATCTAAGTTATCAAAACTTAAATTATACATTTTATTTCTATTATCATATGTGCCAACAGTTATGTTGTTGTTATATAATCTATCTCTAAAAAAATCAGACATATTGTTAGCTGATATAACTGTTAACCCGTCCATAGAAAGTCTTAGCACAACACCTCTTTTTGGATCTGCATTATAAGCTCTAAAACCGTGGTGTGCAAAAGACTCTGGTACTTGTGATATACCATACTCACCAGCAAAAGGGATTACGTTACCTATAACTCTATTAGAAGCAACTAAATTAGAAGATCCATCTGCATTAAAAAGTATATCTTTGTCAGCTAAAGCTTTTAATACTTTATCTTCACAATATATAACTATATCATTATCTCGTGAAAACAACTTTTGTATACTGCCATAAGAAGGTAATAAATCTTTTGTTATAGGATTAGCAACATTAAATTGATTACTTTGATTAGTGCCAGATCTAGAGTTAATAATACCAGACCATATTAAACCATTGAATTTATGTTCTTCTTTAAATTGTACAGCTAACGGTGCTGATGCGCGCACTCCATTGTCTATAAAAACCGCATTAAAATCATCTCTAATTCTATTAGACTCAACACCATTGCCAAAACAAAACGCATTGTACCAGTCTAATTCATGTATTTGCCCATGTTCTACTATATCAAACGCTTTTTCTGTTTCGTAATATATATCTAAATCAGTTTTACTTTGTAATGGCTCTGTTTCAAATATTGCTGGCTCTTTTATTATTATTTTTTCATTATCTAGTTTTTGCAATATTTCCATACGTGGTTCAAAACCTGTTGTGTTTTGATTTCTTGTACAAACTTTTTGATCTAATTCTTTAAACTCACCATCTTCGTCAATAAATCTTAAAGAAATACACTTAATAGTACGTCTACGTGTACCACCTTGTTTCTGCCTTGTTTTATCGTGATATCTTATAGAGCCTATTTCATATACGGTATCATGGTGATCTCTGTTATCGTGTGTTTTAAACCTGACAAAATCACCTGTTTTTATTTGTCTAGTTATTTGATCAAATGCACCATCATTTCTATGCGTTGATTGTTCTAAAGTAATATTATACTCTAAACCACCAAATTTTTCATATTTACCATTTTCTGGAGTTGAACCATTTCTAGTTGAGCCACCATCAGACACAACAAAATGATTAGGTGGATCTGTTAGTGCTTTGTTTTTATATCTAGCAGAATTTTTATAATTATTATCATTTCTATAACTATCATATACTTTTGGATATATTCCATTTAACATTATAGCCTCTTTTGCTAAATAAGAAACACCACCTATAGCTTGTGTAACTATTGAATCGGTGAGTGTTGCATTAGTTTTTAATTTTATAAAAAATCTACCATCAAACTCTTTATCACCTGCAGCAGAAAATTCTTCTAATATAGATATACCTACACCACTAGGGTTTGCTTTATCATTATTTGTTGTGCCTAAATAATTAGGTGATGCCTTTTGCCAAATAATATTTACATCACTGCCAAATGGTTCTGTTACTGTAAGTTTAATTTCGTTTGAGCCAGCTGGATGTTGTTGTAAACTTTTTATTTCATAAATATCTGATTCACGATCGCCAAATGTAAGTTTAATAAACCTACCAGGTTTTAATTCTTTTGCATCTTGTATAGGAACACCATCCCATATGCCTGAATTATTTTGGCCACCACTAGCACCTTTTATTTGTATTTCATTGTAATCTTCTGCAGGTGCGCCACCTTTAGCTCCTGCTTGATTTTTTTGTAATATTTCAGCTCCTCCACCGCTTCCAGAATAATCATCTGTAAATACAAGATCACCTATGGAATATATTTCTTTTTTTCTATTAGTAATAAATTCAGGAGGATCATTAAATATATCAATTATTTTATATCTATTATCATCAGATAAAACAGCTTCATCTGCGCCATGTTTCTTTTTGAGCAATAAATAATTTTCAGTTGTTACTTTATTTCTATCACTAGATGGTACGGATATATATGTAAACCCATTTTCAATATCTTGATAAAATCTATCAACAGCTATGTTATAATATTCTGCACTATTATCTTTTATATAATATTTAAAATATTTAGCCCAAGCAGGTGGTTGATGTTCTAATTTTAATGTAAATTTATTTTCTATTACAGCATTATTTTTATCAATTTTTTTACTACTATTATCACCAGATAATACTGGTGTTTGCCTACTATATTCATCCATGTACACTACACCTAATTGATAATTTCTATCAGATTTTAATGTACGTTTTAAACCATCTTTTCTTTGTGTTAAACCTATGTTGAATATAGGATCATTATATATATCATAATTTTGAACATAATTACCATATATTACTCTATTAGCAGTTATTTCTTGTGATTTTGCTTTACGAGGTACATTATCCCATGCTCTAAGTAATTGATCATTAGGAATTATAGAGTGTATTTTTTCTTTCTCTATTACAATAGTTGATGCGTTTTGAGGTAATTCTGGAGCAATAAAATCTAATAGTTTTTTTGTTTCGTAAACATATATATTATTATTTCTAGTTTCTTTAAATAATATATCTATTTCAGCTACATCATCTCCAGCTTCATCGAATTTTGACAATATTAATTTTTGTAATTTATTGATCATACCATAATTAAACGCCTCTTTACCATCATATCTAAAATCATTAATTATGAAAGCTGGTACTGAAAAAGGTGAAATTGTAGAATATTCACCATCTTTGTATTTCCATCTATATGCAAAACGTGCAAAACTTAATTCATATAATGCCTTTTTTTGTTTTAGTGTAATATCAAAACTAAATATTTCATCTGTTGCATCATTTTCTATTGTAACAATACTTAATTCTATTGCATTGTTTATTGCAGGATCGTTAGAAATACTTTTTACGTTTGCTTGTATTATTACATCTGTATCTTCTGATGTAAATTCTACAAAATCTCCTGTTTTCCACACAGGATTTTCTGGTAAACTCTCGATTCTTACAGTATCACCAGTAATAATATCAAATACATTTAATGAGTGTTGTATTGTAATTAAACCTCCTGTTGTTGAATCAAATAATTCAATACTTGGTGCATTAATTGGTGATTTTTTAATTACTGATATATCATCTTCTGTAAAAGGCCTATAAAGTTTTTGTCTTACTTGTGTACCTTGATCTTTTACTTCATATTCTATTTTAGTGTCTTCATTAGGATTATTTACACTATATTTTTTAAATCTTGGTATATATATTCTTCTTGGTTGATTTAAATTATCTGTCCAAAAAAGCATATCATCAATTATATTAATACCAGTAACTTTATTTTTTTTAGAAAAATTTAATATACCACTACTTGTATAAGTTGCTGTTACACTTATATTGCCATACTTTGTATAATCATATAATATATTTTTAAATACTATATCATTATTTTCATCGCGTTTTACAATTGTATTTTTTGGTATAGATATTGTAATATTAGGATCTGTACAAGTTAAATCAACATTATTACCTGTTATAAATTCTTCTTGTGCTACTAATGGTAATCCACTCATTCCAAAAGTTTGTACTAAATCACTATCAACAAAGTTTTGTATTATAAATTCATTATCTACATTTGATACCAATGTTACTGTATCAAAAGTCAATGTTTCAGTTCCTTTTGCATCTTTTACAACAGTAGTAATTTCTTTTGTTTTATCGTCATATTCTAATATAGTGTCAATATTGTCTGATGTTACTAACCAATATATTTTATTTTTTAAACTATAAGATATAGCGCCTATTGTTACAGCATTATTTAAGTTTAAATCACTAAGCTTTTCATTACCTAATAAATTTTCAACAGCACCAACGTCAGAACCTTCAGATGAAGAAATTTGTACATTAAGGGCGTCAGTATATTCGCCATTAGGCACAAGTCTATCATCCAGATCTTTATTCATGCGACCTGATGTAAAAGTATGTTTTAATTCTGCCATTAATGTTTAATTTGTTTTGATTTACCTCTCATTACTTGAGTAAGATCTTCCATGTTTATATTAGCTAGTCTTAATTTAGCAGCACGCATAGCTGCTTTTTTTTCTTTTTTTAATCTATTTATTTGGTACTCAGGTACGTTAGCTTTAGTAGACATTATTGCTAAAGCTATAGATTTATACATTGCTTCTTCAGCAAATTTATGTAGCTTCATGTCTTCGTCTACATTTAATCCATCAGAAACATATTTTATTATTATATATTTATCTTTTACACCACTACTAAATGAAATAACTCCTCTTGGTTGATCTATAATAAATGTGTCATTTTTATTAGCAGTAGCAGGATCTATACCATATCTTTTTCCAAAATCTACGTTATAGCCATAACCTTCTTCTAGGTATGTACTGTCAGACACATCTGTTGTACTAAACCCACCTTTTTTTTGATTTTTAAATCTTTTTGCCGCTTCTGATTCTTTACCAATTAAAACATTACCTAAATCGTCATATAAATAGTTATACTCGTCATCTTGTAGATAAGGCACAGGAGCAGTAGTATTTTGATTAGGTTTTAAAGGTCTTTCTATACCCGCATCGTCTAAACATGTAATACGAACATAACTAACAAAATCATGTGGCAAAGGAATAGACATAGATGGTGGTATTTCAACCTCTATTGATTTTACATTGTCTATTGTATCATAACTAAGCTCTTGTAAAGTTCTTTGAGCGTGATATGCTACTTCAGTTTTTTTTGTTGATTTTATAATTTTATCATCACCAACATGCGATACCATAAAATTATTAATTACATCATCAATAGTTGTAAATTGATAATATCCTTGGTTTTTACTATTATAATAATCTTTTGGTGTATATTGTGATAAAGCCATTTGTTATGATTTTTCTTTTTGAACTTTTAAATTGTCTTTTTGTTCAGCTATCTGACTAATTTCTGGTTGCTTAATAACTAAACCTGCATAGCTTAATATCTTATAAACTACAGTAGTTTCATCTGAATCGTGTAATTCAAAATCTGTTGCAGTAGAAGAATCGTATTTAGCAACATCATTTACTTCAACATAACCCCAAACAACTTGTGCAGGTGTTTTTATAAATGTACACCCTACAGAATCAATAGTAGTTGGATATACAGTTAAAGTATTTCCATTTCTAATGTATACTGGTTTTTTAATATCAGGCTTAGTAAGTTTTGAGGCGTTTATATGTAAGAAATCGTTTTGATCTATAGGATCCAGTTCTGTAGTATTATTATAATATACAGTGCCTAATCTATATAAACTTGAGGGAAGAGTAAATACAGAACTTACTTTTGTAATTGTAGCAGTAGTTCTGAATAGATTTATTTTTTCTTTAATGTTATTTACAATATTAGCATATTCATTAGTTATCTCACCAGCTCTATTAAACTGATTTAAATCATAGAAATATTGTTCAAACACCTCTAATTGTGCTTGATTTGCTAGTAGATTATATTCCTGCGGAGTCATATAACCTCTATTTTCTTTGTTTAATATTGCTAAAACTCTTTGATATACTGTATCTACACTAATCATATTTTATTTATTAAAGTAATAAAGGGCCACAAAAGTGACCCTATATCACTACATGTGGTTTATTTTTGTTTTTTTTCAATAGATTTATAAACCTCTACACCTTCATCTGTTTTAAACCAAGCGGCTAATGCAGAATAAGGATTTTCTTCAAATGGTACAGTTAGTAATTTTTTGCCATTACTAGCCCAAGAAAAAGTTTTTTGATCTTGCGAAAGTTTAACAATACCAGCTTCTACAGCTTTTATTCCAAAATTACGTAATTGTATATTATCATCATTTACTAAACTAATAAACGTTGTAGGTGATTTTTTTGCAAATAACAAAATATCACGTTTAATTTCTTTCGAAGTCATTTTATTAACACCACTACCTTGTTCTACTCGTAAAACAGCTTCTGCATGTTCAACATCTAAATCTTTAGCTAAGTTTAACGCTTCTATCTCTATTTCTAAATCAAAAAGCTCTTCTTTAGCATCAGCAGCTGGGTTAAATTCTTCGTAAGTTTTTCCTAGTTGTGGATGATACACTGATAAAAGCTTTTGCAAGCCTTGATCTTCTTTATTAACAGTTAACGTACCATCAGTAAAAACAATATGCCTCAATGTAGAATAACCTGTTTGTTCATCAACAAAACAGCTAGCTTGATTTGATGCATATCTTAATTCTCTAGCATAACCTTTGTCTTCGTCAAACCATAATAATGGATGTCTACTTCCGTGTTTTGATGCTAGTGTATAAGTAATAGGTGTTCTATCACTCAAAAGATAATATGTTCTATTTTTAATTTCCCATTTGGGCTGTGCTACTGCACTTTTTTTAGTTGCCATAATATATAATATAATAAGATTAATAATTAGTAAAGTTAGAGCACCCGAAAGTGCCCTATCTCTACATTAAATATTAAGACTGTGTTACAGACTTAAATAATACGAAGTTATTAGCTCCTTGTACACATAAACATCTTTCAGACAAGAAATGTACATTCATTTCATCAACATCAGATGTATAAACTCCACCTACAGATCCAGTGATCCATGATTTCATTTTTCTATCATCAGCTTCTGAAGCTCTATACCTAACATGTAAGAAAGGACGTTTAATGTTCTTACCTAATTGTTGATCGTACACTGTAGAAGTACCAGCAGGCACTAAGATACCATCAATGTCTTCTGTAAGACCACGAGTAGCAGCGTCGTTTAAGTATTTCCAGTCAGTTTTATAGAAGTCATAAGAACCTCTTCTAAACCCACTAAATCCTAAATTAAGCGCCATATCTTCACTGTTGTTAAATACTCCATAAGAAGATCCACCAGCATAATGTGCATTTACAGCTCCTAACATATCATCAAATGCAAGCGCAGTAGCTCTATTTAAGAAAAGCATGTTTTCCTCAATAGCACCTTGCTTATCAAGGTTTTTAAGTATTTCATCAAAATCTTGTAATGCAGTTCTATCAGCACCTGAGTTAGATAATGTAGCTTCACCAGAATTAAAGTTTTGATAAATGTTACCTCTTGATTCAATAGCAGCAAATAAACCTTCTGTACCTTTAAGATCAGAATCGTGACCAGCAGCGTCAGAGCCACTAGCAACTAATTCACCTTCTACCATTGCCATTTCTAAGTAATCTTCGAAACGTAATCTTGTTTCATGTTCAGATTTTAAATACCATAGATAACCTGATGCTCCATTTTCTGTAGTAACCTCAACCCAGCCAATTTGTGCTGTATCAGAACCAGAGATAGAATATTTATCTTTGATAATGATTGGTGAGTTACTAAATTGTTGGAAACCAGCATCTACAGAACCTGTCATACCAGCTGTTCCTTTCTTAAATTCAGAACCGAAAACAAATACTTTCAGGTCTGGGTTAGAAGAAGCAACAAAACTAGCTGGCCAAGCGCCTGCAGTATAACTAAAAGCCTCAATAGAGTTTGTAGCAACAGATCCTACATAAGCTTTAACAGTATCTAGCCCTTTAGAGACCACGATAGTTTGTCCAGCTCTAATAGCATGTCCTGTTATATTAATAGTGTTATCAGTAGCAGTGTTTGCTGTTGCAATTTTTGCTCCATCATACGCTATGTGTAACCTTCCTTGTTCTGACCAGATAACTTGATCTGATGCAGAAGGAATTTCAGCTCCTACCATACGTAAGAAAGAAGAAACAGAACGATTACCATATCGCTCAACTTCTTTTTCGTACACATCAGGTAAAAACTGTTGTGCAAATGTTCCGCCACCTGAGCCAGAGTCAAATGTCAGATAATTAGTACCAAATAATGTTTTGGTAGGGGCAGGTGTTAATCCAGCTGGAAACGATCCGCCCGTGTTAAATAATCCCATTTTTTTTTAATTTTTAAATTATTGTTTCATTTTTATTCTTAATCTTGAACTATCATCACCACTAATTGCTCTAATTTTCATGCCAGAATCAGTAGTAACTTCTTGATGTTTACCTCTCGGCGACATATCAATGTTTTTTGATTTTGACAATTGATTTTTTATTGCGTCTGCCTTACCTTGCTCATAAAAATGATTAGCAATAGCATCAGCGTTCATTGCTGTAAATAAAGCTTTGTGATAACCAGCCGCATCACTCATATTACTATCTTTATCAGCAAACTTGCTAACTAAATTATTAATATCTGACTGATCATTTTTTACGTTATCTACATCTTTTACTTTAAATCTATACTTGTTATTACCAACTTTATATTCAAAACCTTTGAATTCGTTGTTGAAAAAATTATTAGTTTTTTCTTCAAATACAGATCTTTGTTTTTGAGCTAATTTTTGTGTTGATTCCTGCTCGTTTTTGTAGTTATTGAAAAAGTTAACCGCTTCTTTCTGCTCAGGTGACAACTTTGAACTTAACTTAAGATCATCATAGTATTTATTTTTGAGCGTATTTAAATTAGTTTTAGCTTCTGCAATAGCCTCCTTTAATCTTAGTTTCTTACGTTTAATATCACGCTCTTCATCAACTTCTTCGTCAAAGGAAAAGCTATCATCAATAAGGAAACTAATTTCTTCTTCACTTAAATGTGATTTTGTTTGTCTATAATTCTCTCTTAACATATCCATGTCATTCATAGAATCATAATCTTTATTCATTTTTACGTAATCTTCCAGCGTACCACCGGTTTCACGCATAAAGTCAACTAATTTATTGACATTTTCAGGTAAATCATTGACTTCCTGATTAGTTATTACATCTTCAGATTCTTCCTTAAGTTTTTTTGGAATATCTTTTATTTTTTCAACAAGTGTAGGTTCTTCTTGTTTTTCATCTACATCTACAAGCTCTATAACTTGCTCTTCGCTTGTTGTTTCTTCTTCTACTTTTTCTGTAGATTCAGGTTCTTTTTCTTCAACAACATTTGTTTCTTCTGTTTTTTGTTGTTGTCTTAAATCTACTTTAATTACACCATCTTCTTCTTGTGGTGGTTTTTTTTCTGTAGGTTCCTCTGTTTTTTGTGTTTCAACTTGTTCTTGTTTAGTTTCTTCAACAGCTTCTACATTTTCTACTTCTTTTGTTTCTTCTGACATGATAAAATATTATATAATTAATAAAAAATTTATTTAGGTTCAAATTGTTCCATATTAAACCCGCTACCCATTGTGTCATTACCTGACGACTCAAACGACTTAGCTTTTCCTTGGCCTTGTCGTTGTTCAATTAATTGTGATTGTTGTGTTGCTTGTAATTTTGTTCTTTCGTCTTTACGATCTTCTTTTGTTTTTTCTTTTTGGTTTACTATATTAAGTTCTTGTTGTTTCATTTTTTGATTTAACTCAAACTCGAATAACATTAATTCTTTTTTAAGTTCTTTTTCAGTTTGCAAACGCGTAATTTCTAAACTAGCTTTAGTTTGTTCTAATTGTAAACTTTGTTGTGTTATAGCTTGTTGTTTTTGTACTTCTGATTGTGCAGCAACTTGTTGAGCTTGAGCGTTAGCTTGTGATTGAGCTTGTATGTTTTGCTGCTGCATCTCTTGATCTTTCTCTTGTTTTTTACGTCTACGTACTTTTAATAATTGATTTGCAAGTTTAAGATTTTTAACTTCTCTTATATCAATAGCATCTTCTAAGTATATTTGATCTTTAGACAACGCTTGTTGTATATTATTTTCTAATAATTGTTTTTCTTCTTCATCAGGAGCTAATTCAATATATACACCAAAATCATGTAAGTGCATATTTTTAATATCTTCTAAAGTACCTACATTAAATCTGCCTATGCTAGATATGAAAGCATCTCTAGTAGGAGAAAACTCTAATATATCTGATATACGAAGACTAATAGCTTCTGCTGTTTTAATAGTTAAAAATAGGCTTGATTGTAGTATGTGTCTAGTTGCTGTATTAGAATTAGCAGCGGCTAGTTTTTGTACACCAACTAAAGCGTTAGCATCAGGTAAAGAACCATCGCGAGCTTCATTTAAACCTGTTACATCTCTAATCATTTGCAAATAATAATTATAAGTACTAATAAGTGAACTTATTTTATTATTACCACCATTAGATGTAAGCTCTTGTATTGGGACTTTTCCAGGATTCATATCACCCTCTTGTGTGAGCGATCTACCTATAACAGAACCTGTTTGAAAAAACATATTTAATGCTTCTTGCGGATTGTAATTTGTACCATTACCTAGGTCTATCTCGGCTAATCCATCCGCGTCTAAATATACACCATCAGGTATCATTCGTGACAACACTTGTTGTAGTTTTAAATGAGTAAGTTGTATCATATCTGCAAAACCAGTAATTCTGCTTACTAATGATTCTATGCGACCTTTATATATACGAGGTGCAACAACATTGTAATTCATCATTACTTTTGTAGTATCACTCTTGGGCCTTATCATGTTTTTTGACATTTCCCATTTTAACATTCTTTTTGTTCCTAGTACAAAAGCTCCATCATATACAACCTCTACTGATCTTGATATTTTATCAAATAAAGTTCTAGCATCTTTAGGTGGATTAAACTGATCATTTTTTTCTATAACCTTTAATGCGCCTGAGGAAGTTTGTTTTACTTTGTATACTTCATTATTATAAGTTTTATAATTAAAATATAAAATTTGTACAGTGTTTGCGTCTAAAACTGAATCTTCGTTTATAAATCTATTGTGTGATGCAGAGGTTTGTACACCTTGTTTTGTAAGCTCTTTTAACTCTTCATCCGTTAATTCTGGAAATTCTGTTTTTAATTCATTAATAGTAACTGATTTAACTTCACCTACATAATATATGTCATCAAAATAAGGCGAATGAGTGTATGAATAAACTACATCTGCAGGATCTACGTACTCTATTTTAATACCTTCAGATTTATTAAAATTATTTTTTACACAACCAATACCTATAACAGTTAAATCATAATTTACACGTCTTTTTGTTAAATCGTATTTATTACTATTAAAAATACTATTAATAGCTTGTTCTTCAGCAATTTCTATAGCTTGCTTATAATCTAATTGCATGTGTAATGCTAATTCTTCTTCATTTTCTGGCAAATTATTAGGATCACTGTTTCTTATATCAATACCTAACTCGGATTGCACTTGATTTGTAAAATCTTTAGTTTGCATGTCTGTTAATATTGACTCTATATAATCAGTACGTTTTTTTACACTGGAATCATCTTGTGAGTATGCTTTTACATCATAAAGTCTATCTGACATACCATTTACTACTATATCTACAAATTTTGGTATAATAGGTACTGGTTTCCAGTCTAAATTTAAATAAGATAAATCACCATTTATAGATAATTCATCTTTATATTTTTTTACAGACTGTTCACCTCTAGCATACAACCTTAATCTGTGATACTCGTCTCTATTAGAATAAAAACGAGTAGCACCTGAGTCTCTTTTAAACCACTCATGTTCTATTGCTTTTGCCACTTTAAGTCCATATTCAAGACTAGCTTTTTCAGCATCACTTGCTATTTGACTTGGAAATGAACTTTTTAAAATTGTTTCAGCCATGCTATTTAATTATTTGCGAATGCATTCCTTTGTTATTAAATCTTTTTATTTTTATTCCCAATGATTGTTTTTCGACTCTTTGTCGTGGACTATATAGATTCCTGTTACAAGCCATAATAGCAAGACCAGAGCTAATAGTAGCATCATATTTAGTTCTTTTGTTAATATCAAACCTTGCCCAATCGTTGAGTGTTCTGTTAAAGTAAATATTACCAATATTTCCTTCGTTATAACCAACATATTTTTCTATATAAGTTTCTATAGCAGCAGCGTGTGCTTGCTTTATATCCTCAGATGTATTTGGTATACCGCCTATTTCTTTTTCTGTAACAGACAATTTGTTCCATAATTTATCTGGTCTATTCATAGAATAACCTCTATAACCTCTTCTTCTAAAATGATATAATAATCTTGGTTTATTGTTTTCTGCTAATATTGGCATACCATAATAAATAACAGCCATTAAAACATCTTCAAAAAACATCTCAGCAGTTTGTGGCCGAGCTACATATTCTAAAAAAAAAGTATTAGGCGGAGCATCTTCCATGCTAAACTTTGTTAATCCGTGTAAAGCACCTTTTGATCCTACATTATCTACCGTACCTGATATATCATAAGAATCACAGCCAAAAGCTCCAATATGATCATTACCTGGATATTTAATACCATTTTTTACTATTACATTATTTTCTAAATTCTTAGGAGGTGTCCAACTAACAAAAAATCTACCATTTTTATTTGGTGCAAACAAAACCTTAGTGTCTTTAATTCCGTTTTCCCATATAAAACTCCCTTGTGTAACATAGCCAGATCTAACAGCATCCTCATTATAATCTATTTGCTCGTATATTTTTGTTAAATTAAATATACTGTTTTTTGCTTCATCTCTAAAAGCGTGTTCTTCAGTTCTAGGAAATTGTCTATAATATTCATTTAAACCATCACTGTCATGTTTTAAACCATCTACTTCGTTTTCCCAGAATTCAATGACTCCGGTGTCGATATATTCGTCATCAACTCCAACGACGGGTATTTTCGGCGTATTGAAAACAGGGTATCCATTAACATCCATGTATCCTTCGTAATTCCATTCCATAGGTATGAACAAAGAATATAGTCCTGAGCTAGTCTGGCCATTTTTATTTCGTTTTGTGACATCTGAGTCATAATATAGTTTTTTAAAATTATCACCACCTTTATCTAAAGAGTTTGATGTTGAACCCATCATACATTTACCTATGATACGACTACCTAATCTTAATGTTGTTTTTGTTACACGCCAATTATTCAATATATTGTCTGGTCTCTCCCATTTACCACTTTCATCATGTACTAATAGTTTTAATTTTTCACCATCATAACTGTTATCACCTGTATTTTTCCAATCAATTGTGGTATCTAAGCCCTCTAGTATTTGTTTTTCACTTTTTTCTGTAATTGACTTTTTAGTTAGTTTAGACGCTGGAACTCTATAAGCAAGTTCTGATTTTGGTCTATCCATTCCGTCCTGTATTGGTTTGAAAAAAAACGGATAATTGACGGATATTGGTACAACCTTATCGGTAAACATTTTTTTAGCATCAGATCCTGATTTTGATAATATACCAAACCTTGCATCTGATGTAATTGTTGCTTGATGAACAGATTCTGCGGATGACATAAAGCTAAATCCAGACCGTCTATTTTTGAGGTAGCACATTCCATAACAACGTTTATCGGCTTTACACGCTTCCCAGAATATAAAGAATATACGATTGGCTTCTCTGTAGTCTGGCTTCCCAACGTCAATCTTAGTCCACTGCAAGTACATGTAGTGAGAACCAGTAATATAAGTAGAAATATTTTTGTTAACAAACCAATAACCTTGCTCTCTTCTTGTAAATTCTTGATCAATATAAGCAAACCATTTATTTTTAAAATTAGCTGGATACGATTCCCAATCAAATATACTATTAATATTTTTTAAATCTTTAGGATATTCTTCTGCAACCCATTTATTATCTGTGTTATTTATATTTTTTGGCTCTTGCGGTAATGCTATACACAAACTTTGTATTTCTACAATTTTACCTATTTTACCAGTTTTACTTATAACAATTACATCGTATTCTTTATTATAACCATACTCCCATTTATTATGCCTATTTAACCTTTTTATTATATTAGGTTTTATAGGTGTAATTTCTTTTACAAGTGTTTGATTATACATTATTTAGATCTTCTTTCTGCAAAACCACTAAAGCTTTCTTTTACTTCTAATGGTTTGTCCTCCATTAAATTTTTTTCTGCTTCTATACGTGTCAATATTTCAAAAGCATCAAATATAGCTAACTTTTTAGTAGCTGCAGCATTCTTTAATCTATCAGCCGCTAATTCATCTTCGCCTCCATCAACTATAATTTCTTCCTCCGCTACTCTTATTAGCTCATGTACCGCTTTATACCCAGCTTGTATTATACTCGACTTCAGATCCTTTGCTTTCATATTTAATTGATATTGAATTTATTGGTACCCTATATAATCTTTCACCATCTACAACAAACTCATACTCACTATTTGGTGTAAAACCTATTAAATCACCATTATTTAAATTTAAGCTTATTAGATCATCTCCTAGGTGCTTTAAAACACCTGTTAAAGGTTTTTCTTTACTAATATCTAAATTATTATCGTTGTGTATTGGTTTTACAAAACAAAAACCTGGTGGTGTAAACCACTTATTGTTGCGTTTATACAAAAAAATTTGATCATGGTAACAAAAAAACTTATCTTCTTCAAAATAGCTACTACTATTTTTTTCATCACCTCTAATATCATAATATCTTCTAAATACATTGTGGTGAACTATGACTTCATCATTAATATCTAAATACTCATTATCATTTATTATAGGTAATTGTTTTATTATACCATTTCTATTAACAAATTTATGATCTTCTATACTTGTATTTAATATTAATTTTTTATCACCTATAGATTTATTGTTGTTGTATCTACCGTTTTTTGGTTCTACAATATAACAGTGTATATTACGCATTAATATTCTAAATTATATTCTACAGCTATAGCCATGTTTTTATTAAAATGTTTCCAAGGCAAAACTTCGTCTTTCTTTTTTATATAAATTTTATACTCGTTTTCAACCTCTATTATTTCAGATATTGTATGTCCTCCGAAAACTTCTTGACCTACACTATAATGCATTGCATCGTTTTTATAATCACGACCTATACTAATCTTTCTTATTAGATTCATTTTTAACTTTTTTAAAGCTACCGTCTTCTATATTGATACTTACATCTCCATATGTATCTTGCAACTCTGTTTTAAATTTATTTAATTCCTGATTAAGTATGTCATACTTGTGAAGTAATATATGTTTTTGTACTTCTAAATTACCAACTTGTTCTTGAGTTGTTTTAATAACTGTAGCTAAATTTTGAAGCTTTGTAAGTTCTTCTGTTTTAATTTGTTTTTTCATTGTATAAAATTTAAGTAAATATAGTTATTTATTATTTATTTCTACCTGTGCGCAAATGCAATATATATATAATTGTGATTATTACTGTTAGTAGATCCACCACCTCCAAGGCTTGTGAATCCATCGGAATTAAATGAAAAATTATTAGTAGTCGAAGCACTACTATAACTATTAGATAAATTAGCCCAAAGATTTTCATTTGGTCTTTGATTGTGAAAAATTGTCCAATTACCAGCAATTGATGTTCCTTTTACCATTAAAAACGCTGGTTCAAATCCTGTGAAAATTTTATTACCGCTTGAACCCGTTCCTGTAAAAGAGCCTATTTTACTAAATCCCGGAACAGAGTGCCAAGCATAAGTAATATATTTAGAATTACTTACGTTTGATAATTCGCTAGTACCTGTATTTTGATAAATCAAAGAAGAAGATGGTTTTTGATAATAAGGGTGATTAACTTTGTTAGAGCTATCTTGTTCATCATTACTAACATTTAAATATAACCAATTTGGATAACTTGTGTGACTTAAACCTAATGATTCAGAGTACACATTCCAATTATTACTATCATCTAATCTTTTAGTAATTATTATTTCAGGAGGTTTTGATAAACCATGACACATGCTATGCTGCACTCCTGTTCCAGTATGTTTAATAATACTAAATCCATTATCTCTGTTTGCATTAATTGAATCAGGTGTAATAGTTCCAGTATTCAAGCTTAAATCAGAGCCCTTATGACTAAATGTTCTAGCTTTGTTTTCATAAATATTATAAGCAAAGTGGCTACCTTTTTGATAATCAATATTACTTTCTGTACCATGATAATTACCTGATAAATCACGAGCATCTCCGTTTAATCTATATGTTGCTATACACGATGTATCCCCTAAAACCTGCAGTGTATCTACGGTAGCTTTAGTTTCATTATATAATGTTGCTACTTCAGTAGGTGATATTGCTCTGTTAAATATCCGAATTTGATCTAAACGTCCTGCATAATAATAAGAGCTTCTATGGCCAAATCTCAGTTTAAATTTTCTTTGTGCCTGTGTGCCGTATGTATATGTTGTATGTTTTACAGTATTAATATATATGTCCCATTTTGCATCAGAGCTATTCCATTGTACTACTGCGTGATTCCATCCCGCAGGAATATTTGTTCGTGAGTATGTATATGTTCCAGAGACATTACTTGTTACAGAAAAGGTTTCTCCTGACATATGACCTGATGTAGAGCCTAACGCTATTTTTCCTGTAACACTTGATGTGCCGGCAAATTGCATTATTTCGTTATTTGTTGTAGATGAAGTTACTTCCGCTCCAACGTTAAACCAAAATGAAATACAAGAGGCGTCTATAGTGCTACCATCACTTAAGGCTGAAGGCAATTCTATCTTACTACTACTCCCGTTAAAAAAAGCAGATTTATATTCATGACCTGCCGCTTTCCACGACCAAGCGACAAAATCATTTCCTTGCCTATTTGTTTGGTCAGAAGTTCCTGTAGTAAATCCATTAGATGTTATTGAAGCATCCGCGGTATATTGATTGTTATATTCTGCGTTTGTGTTATTTGAATTTAACCAATTTGTTGCACCTCTAATAGAATCAAACAATGCGTGATTGTTTGCATTATCTCTATTTTTTACCCAAACTAAATCAGCATCAACACCTGTAGTAATGCCTTGCGAAGTTGTATTTGACCCTGTTGCATTCCCTGTATAAGTTGTAGCACTAAAATTATCTTGAGGGTAGTTAGCATCTTGAATAAATTCATTACCATCACCTAATGTGGCTACGGCATTAGAATGTTTTTCAGAATCTTCAGCAAAGGCCATGTATAAAAAAGTGTTATTATTTTGATTAGTTTCATTTGTAGAAAGCTTAACTTTAAACCCATTAGATAAAAAATCAATTCCATCTGACCATGCACTATCTTCAGCCGATGCTAGGTTAGGTGCTAGTGTTAAATCTAAAGGATTATTAGTACTTCTAGCATTATCTCGTATATACCAATTAAAAGCATTACTTGTATTCTTGATTAATAAGAAAGCAGGTTTAAACCCTGTATGAACAAATGGACCATTAGATGAACCATTTCCTGTATATCTGCCGACTTTTTGTATTCCGTCTACGCTGTGGAAGCAGTAGGCGATATAATCCTTACCTGATTGGTTTACTCTAGGGTCAAAACCAATAGGGAATATAGTGCTAGTTGGTGTTTGATTTTGGTTCATCACTGAATCAGTATAAGCGGGTATACCTGAACCATTTAAAATCATTTCATAATTAGTACCTATACCTGCAACCCAAGTAAACCAATTTTGTGTTTCTGTTGTGCCTGTAGATAATCCTTTAATAATTCTAATTTCAGGAGGATTAGTTAATCCGTGACCAACTGTAGCATTAGTACCTGTACCTGTATAAGATACTATTGAAAACCCTGATTTTGTATTTGCTGATATACCTTTTGCAGCAATAGTTCCAGCTAATGAAGCTGTAGATGCTACACCATCTATCATTACACTACCAAGTGTAGGGGCTGCGCCTGCTGAAGCAGTATTTGTTTTTGTCGGAGCTCCTCCGGCTTTCCAGTTCCAAGCAACGTATGTAGAATTATTTTCATTTGCATTATCGTGAGGATAACTTCCACTTGTACCTCCTTGTAACGAAAACCCATT